CCATTATTCAACAACTCCTTACGCGCCAGTGGAGCCGACGATACCGCGCCAGTCGGCGTAGCCGGTCTGGAATGCCGCATAACCCTTGATCTTGGTAACATCCCAGCGACCCGGCACCATTTCAATGTCGAATGCAGGATGCTCAAACCACATGAACCAGAGGTTGTTGTTGGAAAGCGAATCGTCCTTCAGGCCCCAGTAATTGGTTGTGACCAAAGACATGGGCGCAACACGCAGCGGGGGGAGGGAGGACTTGGTATTGGAAATTTCACCGGCGCGGTTGGTGCTGGCAAGAATCTCCAACGCTTCACGGTGGAGGTTAATTGAACACCACAGGGCGGACGGGCGGGAGAATGTGCGCAATCCTGCTTCATTAAGCGTGCCGGTATTCATGAGCAATTCCGCTTCCTGAATCTTGGAATAGCTCAATGCGCCGGTAAACAGGTTGTCGCCAACGGATGAAGACTGTTTAAGCGAGTGGGAATTGGAGAACAAATACGAACCATCAAAACCGGTTGTCGTTGCGAACCCTTCATTCAACACGGCAGCGGCTTCACTCTCGATCAGGTAATGCAAACCACGCGCCATTTCAGCGGGTTCCGTACCGATAACGCCATACTGATCCCATTTCTTGGCTTCATGGGAAACGTCGTAACTGTTATCATACGATTGGAAATTGAACGTGGCGGTAAACCCTTCGATGATCTCGTCGGAGTTCAGCACACCGCCTTCGGTACCGGCCTTCCACTGGCCGAGTGCGCCGGTATGGGGTACGGTTACCTGCTTGGACGGCGCGTCCAGTTCATAAAACAACTGGGTATATTCGGTAGGCAGTTCGGCATAGGTATCCGAAATAACCTTTAAGTGCTGTAACTCAAGTAAACTTGGGTTATTGGTAGTAAGAATCATTTATCATTCACTCCTTGTTATTAGCCGATGTAATTAGCGCGATTACCCATGAGAACGTCGGCGGTCTTTGCCGTGGTGTCAATATTCTCATAAACCGTAAAGTATCCGCCGGTCGTATCGGCCACATCAAACACGCCGTCGCTGTACCAGTCATAATGTCCGCCTATAACGGGTGTGCCGGTGCCGAGATAACTCATGCGGTATACAGAGTTGGGATTGATATCCACTAAAATTTTATCGTCTGCCGTAGCGGTGGTCGTGGTAATGGCTTCCATGGCAAATCCGGCAGTCGTACCTGCTGCGGCTGCGTCACCGGCAAGCGATACTTTACCGCCTGAAAAAACAAGTGCTGAACCGCGTACAATGGTTTGATTGTCATTTACTAGATACTCTTGCGGTAACTGCGTGGTACCATCAAGAGCCTTTACAAACTTAGACATTTACAGGTCATCCTTTCTTGGTTTCGGACTTTCCACCGAATATGCGCTGCAATTCGTTGACCGGAATACCGGTCGGATTTTTTGAGGAAAGCCGATAGAGTTCTGCGTATTGGTTGGTTGTGATACCTGCCGCTGTCAACTTTGGAACCATGGATTGCGGCAGTTTGATTGTTTCTTTGCGTTTTTCAGAAGTAGCCGGAACGTTTCCGGCGGGCGTTACCTGTGCGACAGAATTTTTCTTTGCGGAAGTCAAGTCCGCCTCACGAAGAATGTCATCCCTGGACATGCTTGTCGCTTCTTCGCCGTATAGCATGAAGTAAGCACTTTTCACCGGAATGCTGTATTGCTTTGCAGTCTTGATAATGTCGGCCTTGTGTTCAATCGCCGTCGGGTATTGGGTCGCAAGCTTTTCAACCTGTATGTCCATTACGTCGTCGGACGGTTTGGCGGTTTGTGAATACAAAGCGTTGAGAGCGGCTACAAGGGGCGCGTTATCTTCGTTCTCGCCCAGCTTTTTAAGCGCTTCCTCAAACGGCGCGGGCGTTGATTTTGCCGGTTCCGGTTCGGAGGTTTGGCGCTTGAGCATGGCCTTGTATAAATCCAATTCCTCTTGAGCTTTCTTGCGCTTTGCACGTTCGGCCTGTAAAGCCTTTTGAATGTTTCCGGTGTTGTCCTTGGGCGGGGTACTTTCCGGTGGTGTTTCCTCGTCAGGAATCTCGCCGTCCAGTTCCACTTCAATCTCGACTTCTTCGTCTAAAACTTCGTTTTCTTCCATGAATTAAAACCCTCCATTTATTACGCTATGGCAGCGAATGCGTCTGTTAACGGTGACGAACCGAAATGTTAAACGCGGTTGCGTTTGTTTACTCGTCCGGAAGATCAATGTATCCGTCCTTCACTTCGGCAGCGGCCTTGGCAAGCCGTTCTTTTAACGCGGTTGCTTTTGCGTCGGCTGGTTTTGCCGATTCGGTTTTCTTATCCGGTTGCTTTGGTTTATCTGTTTCGTTAGCCGTCTTATTAAGGCCGGCATCCATAACAAGCCCCATACAGATTGTGCCGCCGCGTTTGCCGGGTGCGGCTTCCGCGATATACTCATTGCCGCAGGACGGGCATTTAACCTTGATAAAAACGGCGTTGGTGTTGCCCATCGTTCCTTCCGGCAGTCCGAAAAACTTTGCTTTACCAACTGGCGGTACAAACTTTGCTTCGCTTAGCGGAGCGCCGCACGAACATGTTTTAATAAGATTCATATATTACCTCCGATTATTTGTGCATGCCTTTTAACAGATATTGAGAAACGGTAATGGCTTCGCCGTGGTAATGGCATCTTGGGCAGTAACCGCTTGTTCGGCTTGTGAAGGCCATAATTCCGGCGCAATGGGGGCATACCAAACGGGAACCGTACTGTTTAAGAATGGCGCTTGCGTTATCCGTAATGATGGGAGAAACGTACTGTTCGTATCGGCTGTATTGATTATCCTGCATGTCGCGTAACGCCTTGCGTTCCATGTCTGCCTTGCTTGATAAAATATGCATAATTAACCTCCGACGATGGAAAGTGTCGGTTGCGTAGCGGGGTTGGCCGCAACGTTGTTTGCTGTCATACCGGGTACGGTGGCGTTAGGCATTGTCGCGCCGGGGTTTCCCTGTACGGGCGTACCACCGGGCATACCCTGCATCATGGGCGCTATGCCTTGCGCCGGTATGCCGTTGTTCGCGGCGGCGTTCATGATCGTGGCGGTTGCGGCTGCTTCGTCTTTTGCCAACATTGCCTTCTGCTGTGCCTTGATGTCGTCAACAATCTTCTGCTCGTCCTCGCCGATCGAATAGGCAAGGATGCGGTTGTCGTGCAATGCCTGACGGTATTCGGTTACGTCGATTGCCTTTGCAAGATAAGCGTTCTTGGCTTCGGATAACGCATAGGCTTTGTTGCTTGGCATGTCCGCGCCAAAGTCAACGTCAATGTCATACGTTGCTTCTCGGTAAACCTGTTCGCCGTCAACCTTATAAAATTCATACTTGGGCGGTTCAAAGTCGGGAGGAAGTGCGCCGTCAGGTACAAAGCGTCCAAACGCCGCTTCGCTTTTCGCGTAATCTGTTTGTGCTTTCTTAATAGCCTTTTTGATAAACGGAACGGAAGCGGGGGACATGAGCGGTATTTTCTTGAGCTTTGAAGGGCGTATATGTAAAAATTCTTCTTTGCCCGTTATACGGAATGCCATTTCGGTATCCCAGTATTCCTCACATAATTTCAGAGAGTATACCAGAACGTCCGAAAACATGATCTGTACCTTGCGCTTATCGGAATCGATAATAGCCATGCCGGTTGTTTGCAGCGCGGCGGCTTCCGTTGCCGTGTCGACGCCGCTTTGCGATTTACCCATCATGCTGTCAGACCAACGGCCTATCGTTAGCCGGTCGCTGTACATGGCAAGGTTGCGCTGCCGGATGACATCCGGAGATATGGCTTGCGGTTGAACAAGTGTGAATGCGTCCTGAAGCGTGTTTGCGGATATGTTCAAGCCGGGTTCGTTCGTCCAGCTGTCAAGGTCAATGCCGCTTCCGGTTGATACAACCTTTTGCGGATTACCATTCAAGCGGGCGTTCATGATCGTTTGGTCGTCCAGGTCGTTTATGGTGTCCTGCAAGGGCAAAATAACTTCTGTAGACGACATGCCGTACAGGTGATTTTCGCAATGCGACTGTTCTACAAAGAAAATGGGATATTGGTCGTTTATCAGTTCTGTTTCGTTCAGCACAACACCGTCGGCGGACATTTGCACCAACCGCACGTTTTCGCTGTTTCGCTTTGTCATAACATACAGATGGACGTATGAAATATTTTCGGTTTCATAATCGGCCCATGTACTCGTTGTGCCGAAGTCCCATTGCCCGGCTACCGGATGATAACCCGGCGTAATCGCCGCGGCCTTTTCTTCTCCGAATGTTTCCGTCGCCCACATCAGCGATTTACGGGTTGCAAGAATGACATAACGGCTTTCCTGAAACTCTTGCGGGTCTGTTATCGCAGGGTCGAAGTAAACAGCCTTTGCGCTCCAATTTCGGATGCGCGGCATACCTTTCTTGTTTAACGCGTTCTTGTCCCAGAATACGGAACAGATGGTTACCCCGTCCTTCTTCAAGCGGCGGTACACATTGTCGAGTGTGGCCTTTATCTTGTTGCACTTGACCACAAAGTCAAGAATGGCCTGCGCTTCGCGCTGATAAGGCGTATCCGACGGGTCTACGGCTCGCACATATGCGGCAACCGGGTCTTGCCACGACAAGGCAACCTGTCCTTCGACATGCGGATTGATAATATTGGTGTTGGAACCGACGTCATCGGCGTAAACGGGTTCGTTTGCGTGACCGGCCCAGTACCGATCAATCAGTTCCCACTTATCAAACAGACGCTCGGAATCTTTAAACTGCCAGCTTTCTTTAAACCAGTCGATAAGCAGGTCGGCTTCGGCTATTTCGTCGTCAGACATGAAGTCCTTCCGCTTGGATCGGTGTTCGGCAAGGTAATTTTCGGCAGTTTGGCCGGGTTCGTACTGCGCCATCAGTTATCACCCTCGTCTATGTCGCGTTTCGGCTTAACAATTGCCTTTTTAGGTGCTTTTTCGTGAAATTCCGGTAGTCCGGTCACGCGATTGAACACTTTATCAACAACCGAATCCTCCATAACCCGTTTATTGTTGGAAATCGATCTTGTAAAGTCCATTAACACGGGCTTAAACACGATAAATGCGATAAACGGACAGGCCATTCCGATTAAAAGACAGGATATCGCAACGATAAGCAGCATCAAATAACTCTCGCCCTTCCTTTCGGTTGTCTGCGTGTTGGTATTTGCAGCAACGGTTTCCATTCTTTTGATATTTGGGTGGGTTTTCCGTCTAGCCTTGTTTGATTGGCCGTGTTGTTCTCAAAACGTGTGATGGCATGAACGCAACTGTCCACAATGTCGTCGTGTATGCCGTTGGGAAATGCCGTAAATTCGTCAATAACATCGATTGACCAGCGAAAAACGGAAGGATGGGGGATATATATGTGTCCGCTCTCAAACGCGGGTTCTGTTGCCTGCGCTCGACCGGCTTTGCTCTTGACTGCCGGTATTGCTACAAGCCCGGATACTCTGTTTCTTAACAGTTGGATGACAGCCGGACCGTTTGCCTTATCTTCGACCAACTTTAACTTTGCTTGCGGCCACTTGCCGGACAATTGTTCTATGGCGCTTATGGTATCTACAACGCTCATCTTCCGGCGAATCATATCGAGCAGGAAGTAATCAATGCCGCGTCTGCCCCATACCGTACCCACCACAAAGTCGCTTGTTTGTTCATCTTTGAATGTACAGTCCCATGCTTGCAGAAACTCGTCAAACTCCAACGGAAGCGGGATTGCGTCTTTTTCGCCACGGTTTCCGTCAGGCATGATCAGGACATATGGTTTAGGCTTTGGAATTGTGCGGGGAAACCAGAAGTTGAACCAGCCTTCTTTAAACATGTTGCCTTCAAGAATTTTTGGTCTGCCCTGGTATAATGCGTACCATGCAGAAGCGCCGCCATCCGAACCGTTCATGTACTTTGCTTTGACAGATTCCATCCATTTCTTATCTCGTCCCAGTTCCGGGGCGAGCGGTTCTCCGGGTTCACGTCCCAATAAGTCATTTTCTTCCGCTTCGCAAGGAAGGTTGATATACGTTACAACACCACCGGCCTCAACAAGCCCCTCGTCCGCTATCAAGCGTCCCGACAAATCGTCTTCATGCCATCTGGTGGATATAACAATGACCTTACCGCCGGGAGCAATACGCGGTCTTAAGGCGTTAACCCATTCGTCGTATACCCTGTTGCGCGACGTCATGGAATCGGCGTCCATCTTGTCCTTGATCGGATCATCGATTAGCAGCAGCTCCGCCGGATTGCCGGTTATGCCGGAGCGCAATCCCTTTGACATGCATCCGCCGACCTTATTTTCAAGTTCAAACAATCCGTCAGCGTTAGGCGCTCTTGCCAGTTTAATGTTGAATAATTCCAAACCAAACTGTTTAATCTTTTCTCTGTTGCGCCTGCCAAACTTGTTTGCCAGTTCGTCGTTGTAAGCCGCCATGATGACCCTGTGATACGGATGATGGCCGAGATAATACGACGGCAGCGTTTCGGTAATGGTGGTTGATTTCCCGTGTTGCGGAGGCACGGCAACGATTAATATGTCATAGGGATTGCCGGTATCTTCATCAAGGAACGCCTGTATACTGTCGCACAGATAAACCTGATGTCGGCACGATTTCCAGTTTGTACCATGCACATATGCGACGTATTCTGAATAATTGTCCGCAGCTGCGATTTTGCGCACCTTGTCAAATATTTCAAGCAGAGAATACTTTTCTTCCGGCGTTGCCTTTTCAAGCAGTTCAGGGGTTATGATGGTTTGAAGTTGTTTGAGTTGTTCCTCGATTGCGTTATTCTTCATCCGGAACCTCATATTCAAACCTCTGTTCGGTAGGCTCAACACAGGCCCGATTGGTTATACGAGACACGACACCAACGGCATTTTTAAGCAAGTCATCCAAGTTGGCACTACCGGACACAACCAACGATTGGCTTGTGCTTGTTGACCCTGCCAGCAGCAGCCATTTATCAAACAGCACACCCGCGGAAGCGGGTAACATCTTTGTTGGAAAATCTTCATCGTCCAGCCGCTTGATTAAAAGCTTAAAGGCTTTCGCAGAACCGTTGAGCAGCAGCGTCCGAAGTTCGTTTGTCCGTTTTCGTTCCGCTTCTGCCAATTGAACCTTGATTGAATCCGCAACATCCGCAACCTGTACATGCGTTAAATTAAGTTCTTCGCAAACATCGTCCTGTGTTTTACCGTCCAGTAGCAGCTTGATAATCCGGTCGCGCTGCTTGATCGTTACGCTTGTTGCAATGTCTGC